GCACAAACGCTTACATGCTGCTCAATCCAAAGACCTGCGTATTCTCGCTAGAATAGATAGCGAATATCTTCCAGATATGTATCCTTATGAAGTCGCAGGTGGTGCACAGCAAGTTTTCAGAGAAGACTTCAATTTAAAATCAATTGATGTTATTCCAGTATCAGATCCTAACATGCCAACAGAGGCACATAGGATTGCAAAGATAAATGCTATTATGTCTATAGCTCAACAGAACCCAGCTGCATATAACATGCAACAAATTAGTATGGAACTGTTTGCAGCTATGGGAGTAGAAGAACCTCAAAGATATCTAGCACAATCACAACAACCTATGTCAGCTAATCCTATATCAGAGAACATGGCTGCTATGAAAGGTATGCCTTTACAAGCACAGATGGATCAGAACCATGATGCACATATTGTAACTCATGGAACTATACTACGTAATCCTGCTTATAAAGAAAATCCACAACTGCAACAAATCTTAATGGGGCACATAACTGAACACTTAGCTATGAAGTATCAACAAGAAATGATGCAGATGATTGACAATCCACAAATGCAACAAGCATTACTTATGGCTCAGCAACAAGGACAACCACTTCCAATTGAAATGCAAAATGAAATTGCAATGATGGCAGCTAACGCTTCTGATAAAGTATTACAGTTTGATGAAGAGAAAGCTAAGATCATGGCTGGTGAAAATCCTAGTCCTGAAGAAGAAAGAATGGAATTACAGAAANAAGATCTTGCACTGCGTGCGCAGGGTGAGATGAACAGGCTTAAGATACATCAAGACAAGATGGATCTTGAAGAAGCGAAACTCATGACAACGGATGAAAACGAGGATGAGGATCGTGCGCTTAGAATGAAAGAAGCGGAAATGCGTTTTGCCAGTGACATGGCAAAAGATGCTGCTAAGACAATGGATGCAGCGGTTAAGATAACTAAAATATAAGGAGTGTATTATGCCAAATTTAGCATATAAACAACCTGCGTTGCAAAGAAATAAACCAATGGATTATGCAAAACCTGCAGGAACTAAAATGAAAAAGAAAACAACTAAAAAGAAAAAACAAGGCTATAAAGATAGAAAAGATGAATCTATTGCTATGCGTGTTAAAAAGAAAAGAACTAAGAAACAACTAAAAGCAAGCCGTGACGAATCTTACGGTAAGTTTGGTAGTGGAAAAGGTAAAGGCAAGATCAATAAGTAATGCCTTTCAAATCGGAAAAACAAAGGCGCTATCTTCACGCTAAACATCCTAAGATTGCTAAGCGATGGGAAGCAGAGTATGGCGCCAAACCGAAAAAGAAGAAGAAAAGTGGCAAAAAAAGCAAAAACTAAAAAAGCTAATCCATATACTAAACCTGGATTACGCAAAAAAATTGTATCACAAGTTAAGTCAGCGGCTACTCATGGTACAAAAGCAGGTCAATGGTCTGCAAGAAAAGCACAACTAGTAGCAAAGAAATATAAAGCTGCTGGTGGTGGTTATAAGTAATGGCTTTAACTAAAGCCCAAACGAGTTTAAAGAACTGGGGGAAACAAAAGTGGCGAACGAAGTCTGGGAAGAAGTCAAGCGTTACTGGAGAAAGATACCTCCCAGCCAAAGCGATCAAGGCCTTGAGCTCCGCAGAATACTCCGCGACTACGAAAGCGAAGAAAGCCGCGAAGAAAAAAGGAAAGCAATTCTCCAAACAGCCAAAGTCAATAGCAAAGAAAACAAAAAAGTATAGAACATGAAAAAGCAAATGAAACGTAAAGTAAATAAAGTTATTAAAGGTTTAAATAAAGCATCGAAGTCACATGCAGCTCAAGCTAAAACTTTAAAAACTATATTTAGAAAAGGAAAAACAAAACGATGAAGAAACCTGATTCAAGATTAAAAAGAGCTGGGGTATCTGGATTCAATAAACCTAAACGTCTAAGTGATGGTAGTGGTAAGTCACATATAGTTGTGGCTAAAGAAGGTGACAAAATTAAAACAATTAGGTTTGGTCAGTCAGGAGTAAAGACTAATCAAACAGTAGGACAACGTAAAGCTTTTAAATCTAGACATGCAAAGAATATATCCAAAGGCAAAATGTCTGCGGCGTATTGGGCTGATAAAGTAAAGTGGAGCCCAAGTAAAACTAAATCACCATCTAAGAAATGGAAAAAAGGATCTTAATAGCAAATGAGTGAATTAAAAGTAAGTTCTGATTCTGCTGTAAGTATGCCTATGAGAAATTTAATTTCGATAATAGGNGCAGTAGGAATTGGNGTGTGGGCNTACTTNGGNGTAATTGAANGNCTNAANAATATTGAGACCCAAGGTAAGTTAATGCTTTCAGANGTNGAAAANAATACNGAGTTTAGAATTAAATGGCCTCGNGGNGAAATGGGNTCTTTNCCNGCTGACGCTCANCAAGANATGCTNATNGANTTTATGGCATCTCAATTAGAAAGTGTNGCTACAGAAATGGAATCAATGATGTCCAATACCGTTAATATAAAAAGAGCACAACAGGATATAGAAAAAATGATTCAAGATATAGAGAAGCTCAAAGATAAAGTTAGACAGAATGGGGATAAAGATGGAAGTTATTAGTATTATAGTAATGTTCATGTTTGGTAATATGAATGATCAAGACAATCAAATGACACAGTATATTCCTATGGAGTCATTATCTTCTTGTATGAAAGAAGTAAGATTACTAAAGAAAAAGAATACAGGTTATGACAAAGATGCTTTTTGTGGTCCCGCTATTGTAGAAATAGAAGATGGTGAAGTTATAAAATTATATAATAACATTCCTGAGGGGGCAACATTAGTTAAAACAAATATAAAGAAAGAAGCTTTTGAGAGATGGTCATTACGTGCCAAGGAGAAGTGGAATAAATAATTAACCTGGAGGGGAAATGTTAAAATACATAGCATCCATTCCTGTGGTATTGTCCATCTTGGCAGCTACATATGGAGCATTCAATTACACAAGCAAACTTACTGCACAAATAGATAAAAGCACTACTACAATTGCTTTACTACAAGTAGAAATAGAAAACTTAGAACAACGTGTCTATGGTGATATAGATAATATTCACGCTATCTTTACTGATAAGACAGGCAGAAACTCAAAGAATTACGCAGAAGCACGTGAAGAGCTGGTAAAAGAAATGGCCGACATGGCATCATGGGTAGGACGTATCGAGGGTATTGTTGCGGCATTACGTGATGGTTCCTACAAATTAGCATCACAAGCAGAGATGCAAGCATTAGAAGAAATTGTAAGAACTAATACAGATTCAATAAGACAATTTAAATATGATATGAAAGATCTAGAGAATACTATTTCTGGAGGATACTAATGCGTTGGTTATTTATTATATTAATATTTATATTAATATTTAGTTGGGCATCAAGTGCTAAAGCTAGGAATGATTACTTGGGAACAAGTTATGGTAGTTGTGAACGTGGTAGAATAGAACTATACACAGAACTTAGAGGTACTGATGGTAAAGATATGTATCAAGATGGTGATGGTGATCCTAATAACAGTTACACCTCCTATGATGATGACGTCAACGGAACTGTGGGAATACGTTTTAGTTGGCCATTACAATCGACGTGTAATAATGATACAATAGATTTAATGAGAGAGAATGATAGACTACGACAAGAGCTAGAACTGTTATCTGTTTGTGGTAAATACCAAGAGTTAGAACTAGGAGAACAGTTTGCTACTGTGCGAGAAATGTGTAAAGGTGTGTCAAAGAAACCTAGTCTAGAAGTAACAACAGAAGAAGAAAAACCTAAAGTAACCTTGACAGTTCCGTTAAGATAGTATATAATAATCTTGACTGCCGAAAGGAGTCACGATTTAATTTCGCTTAACAAGGAGGTTATTATGATTAAATCACTCGTAGATTGGGAACCATACAGACCATTTACCGTTGGGTTTGATTCTTTATGGGATAGACTACAAACGTTAGAATTGGATGTTCCTAATTACCCACCATATAATATTCGTAAGATTGATGATCTAAAGTATTCTATTGATCTAGCATTAGCTGGATTTGGTAAGAAAGATGTATCAATTAATTATGCGGATAATTCATTAACAATTAAATCTAAACCAAATGATAAGAAAGCCGACGATGTCGTACACCGTGGCATATCTCAACGCGCTTTTACGCGCACGTTTGCATTAGCAGATGACGTGGTAGTCAATGACGCCAAATTTGAGAACGGATTATTATCTATTGAATTAGAAAAAATTGTACCTGAGGAGAAGAGGCCAAAGGAAATAAAAATAAAATAAACGAGTGGGGCGTAATGCCCCCTCACTATTACAGGAGGTAATATGGCATCAGCCAACGACTACAAAGATAGATTATCTAAAATAATAGATGAGTCTATACAAGCTAATACTGCTCAAATCCTACAAGGTGCTTCCACTATGGAAGACTATAANTACATGNTAGGTATTCAACANACNCTAGGTGATCTTAAAGATAGANTACAATCNGAACTTGTTAAACTNATAAAGGATTCNCATGAGTAAGAAAAATNTACCAAAACCTGCNGGTTATAGGNTATTANTAAANCCAAGAGAAATAGAAANCAAAACTGCAGGGGGCATNATATTAACTGATGAACTAGTAGAGCATGCTAAATTCTCATGTGTTNTATCTCAAATTATTGANATGGGNCCTGANGCATACAAAGATCACAACAAAGCTAACACTGAATGGGCTAAGATTGGGGACTGGGTATTGACAGGAAAGTATGTAGGACTTAAGTTTGTATACGAAAAAGAAACGTATTCAGTTATAAATGATGATGAAATCATAGCTATTGTACCTGATCC